GTTTCTTAAAGGATATGAAAGAAGGTCTAGCGGCTTACTTGTCGGATGATTTTCATTTCTCTTTGGCTTTTTGAAGTTCCAGATAGTTGTTTGTTTTCTATCTGAATACCAGTTATGTTTTCCATTTTTCAAGAAACCATAAAGTATAGGCTCATGTTGCCATTGATAATCTGATCTTCCTAAAACCAGCGAGTCTTTCACCCAAATACAACAACCTGCTAAATGTAGCCCTGCATCATGAAATGCGGTTCTAAAATTCAATCCTTCTGTATCTGCATGAAAACAATAAGCCGATGCACCGAGTTCACAGTGTTCGACCATATTCTTAAATGCCTTTAATAAGAATTGATAGAACTCTTCATTCTTGAGTGAATCATTCTTTATCTTTAATCCACTTGAACTAGTAAATGAAACTCCGTAAGGAGGATCTGTTAGGATCAGGTTTGCTCTTTTACCATCCATTAGTTTATTAACATCATCTGGATTAGTGGCATCACCACAAACTAACACATGACGGCCCACAACCCAGCGATCACCATATTCTACAAATGCTGCCTTTTCTAGTGCTTTCGTTAAATCGTAATCGTCATCTTCTATGTCAGCTTCATCACTTTTAAATAGGCTAGATAACTCTTTATCATCAAAACCAGTAAGTGATAGGTCAAATCCTAAATCTGATAAACCTTCAAGTTCTACTGCTAACAGGTCTTCATCCCAGCCCGCATCAAGAGCCATACGGTTATCTGCAATGATATATGCTTTCTTCTGAGCTTCAGATAAGTCTTCAACAAATACACATGGAACCTCTTTATATCCTTCTGCTTTGGCTGCAGCAAGCCTGCCATGTCCTGCGAGGACGTTATGATCTCTATCAATAATTAAAGGATTAATAAAACCAAACTCTCTAAGTGATGATTGAAGCTTCTTGATTTGCTCCTTTGAGTGAGTTCTTGCATTATTAGCATAAGGCACTAACAAATCTACATTAACTAGTTTGAATTCTTTTACTGATGTCTTTGCCATTACACTAACCCCCATTCTGCAAATTTCTCGAAACCACCAAGATCACTAATAAACTCACGTGCGATCTCAACAATCTCTATATATGGTCTACCATCAATAATCTCATCGCCAATAGCACATGAGAGTTCAATTGGTGTTCCTGTTTCTTGTGCTTTTAAGAAGCAATACACATTCAAGCTGACATCCGCTTTAGATAAGTCTTTACCATGAAGACCTCCGCCAGTAACTGAATCAGCCATATCGGAACCTAGTTTTCTGTTGGTAGCACCTGAATCAACATCGGTTCCACCAGTCCAGTCCCCGATAGGATTAATATCTGCATCTGGATAGACTCTTCTAAGTTCATCAGCTTTTGCATTACTTTGGCAGATGATAAGCCTTGTGCCATCTAAGATATACTTGCCATCACTGTTATATTTAGCAAATAACTCTCTTGCAATGTTTGACAGCTTCTTTTGTTCTGCTGTAAGTGGCACTCCTTTGAATATTCCGTTATCCCCACAGCGAATTGTTCCTTTTTGATTCTCTGCTAGGTGTATATCCTGCGGAACTTCTACATAGTCTATTTCAACGTTTCCTGCAATTCTTTTAATGATTGCATTAACTTTGTGTATATCTAGTTGCGTGGATGTTTCAGTTATAACATGACATGTGCCATGACCTATCAACACTTCAACCGCTACTTTTGGATTTGTATCATACTCGTATGCAAGATCAACAATCGCACCTGCAATACGGTCTGCAATTTTATCTGGATGGTATGGATTTACCTTTTCGTACATTTAATTTTTCTCCTCTCATGTTTTTCTGGCTTTTAGTAATTTTTCCATCATTAAATCCTGTGGATCAAGTTCGTCAATTTCAGCTGATCCATTGTCTTGAATGATTGAATAAATTTGATACCAGATTTGGTTTACTTGTTTCATATATGCTTGTGACATTGAAACATACGGACTGGCGATTGCGTTTCCTGTTGTCGGATGTTTTGCAAGCATCCCGTATTCTGATATTGCTTCTTCACATTGTATCCAACGAGAAACACTCATCGCATACTGTTCGATTAATTGATTACCGACTAGCGTTTCGCAGCCACGTTTCTTTAGCCACAAGTAAGTATTCTTGAAAATATCTTCTGCGAATAAGTCTTTTCCATTTTTTTGTTTTGCTTTTAAATAATCTTTTATCGGTGGAACTTCTACTCCTTCAATTTCATCTGGAGTAATAAAATCCGCCATGCTGTCGAAAGTTGTAGTTAACACTTCTATCTTTTTTTTATTGGTTGGTTTCTTTCCACTACCAATTCTTGCACCGCCTCTAGCAGTACCGTCCTTCGCCATCGCTTAATACCCCCTTTGAAATGAAAAAAATTCGCACGAAACCCCAGCCTCGGTGGTAGGTCATTAGCCACAGGGATTCATACCCCCCTACCCCTAAATACTTAATTTACTAGCCGTTTTTGCTAGATTGTAAGTAAATTGATAAGATTTGTTTCTAGGAGTTTCTATCATCCAAAGAGGATAATAACCTCATCGCTTGGTTCAATTTATACAGATGGCTTTATGAGCCAACTGATGAAATTATTATCTATTTAAAGCGATATAATTTGAGCATCTTGCATGAGCCTTTTAGCAAGTGTCTCGACAATATGCGTGTCAGCTTTCATGTTCTTCCAACTTGATAATGGCCTATTTGTTACTAAAATAAGACTTCTTGTTTCTTGTAAGAACATCAGTAACTTATAAACTTGGATTAGTTCTTCGTCTGTTGGTGAGATATAAAACATATCATCAACAATTACCACATCAGAGATTAAGATATTATTCCAAATTTTTTTCTTTTTTCTAGATTCAACTAATAATTCTTCCTCTGTAACATAAACAACTTTAGCACCTTTTTCAATGGCGTGGTTTCCAATCGTTGTTGCAAGGGAAGTTTTACCTGTTGAACAGTCTCCAACAATAATGATGTTTTCTCTTGTTTCATTAAAATCCATTTCTTTGATTCTCGATAACTGCCACTTCAGTCCGTCACTAATTCTTAACTCATCAAAGACAAGTGGTTTCAATCTTGACATCTGTTTTAAATCTTTAAGCTTATTCTTTTTTCTAATGTTTACTTCTTCTAATAGTACCTTATACAAATAATCTTTATTAGAAATGGTTTCATCATTTAAATCAATAACGCCACTTGCAATATTTTGAAGATTTAAGGTTCTAGCTAGATCTTGAATTGTTTTAATATCTGCCATCTGCTTCCTCCTTTTTTATTTCTTCTGCTCTTATCTTGTAATGTTTAATCGTATGTGGTGGTAATACCTTTTTAGCAAGGCTCTCACCCATTTTGTATACTAGCCATGAACATAATTCAAATGCAGAGCAAATATCTACCCTAACACAATAACGCATGCCTTGTGCGATAATATCTTTGGCATAGTGTTTCTTTAGGCTGCCAATCTTACGACACTGGGGATAAACATATCTTGGTTTTTGTTCTCTGAGTCTTTTGAAAAATATGTTTGCTATTTCATAATCCTTATATTCATCAAGTAACACTTCTTCAATTGTTGCTTCATCATGCGTTTCAACATTTAAAGTAACTACATTTCCCTTACCTAGCAGTAGCCTATGTTTACAAAGTAATTCGTTTGTTCCTGCAAGATAGAAAATTAATTGATCATCATAACGCTCAATCCTAATCTTATCACCTTCATTTACACTGTTTGGTGGAAGTTTATATAGGTTATCTCTATATTCCACTGTATCGTGATAAACCGTGTGGATGACAATCTCATCATTCTTCTTTTCGTAATACTTTTGAAGTTTTGGATATTCTTTTTTAAATAACTCTCGTGGTGGCTTTTTTGTAATTTCATGAATCATGCCATTGCCATCTCTGTCAAGCCAGCCTATAAACTCTTGAGTTAGTCTATCAATTCCATAATAGATTCTGCCATCTAAAAATTGATGTTTAATGTAGTCAACTGTCTTTTCAATCTTTCCTTTAGTTGCTGGATCATAGCCCCGACATAGATAAATGGTAAATCCTGTTTCTTTAATAAAATCTTCAAACTCTTTAACAAAAATAACCTCACCTAAGTTTTCAGATACAACCATCGTTTTATCTTGGTCGTAAACAATCATTTGACTTCTTCCTCCAAAATACTTGAATGCTGCAATATGAGCATCAATTGTTTTTTTGATATCAAATGGATCAACTGAAAAATAAGCAAACTTCATTCTTGAATAAGATAGCGTCATACAAAAGAAATAGACTCTTACATTTTTCTTATACTCCGTCTTCATCACATACTGACCAAAATCCACTTGAGCCTCATAGCCTGGTTCAGTCACTTCTCTAATTTGAAACTTTCGTTTTGGTTTAAGTAAACCTGTTTGTTCTCTTACACTTTTTACATACTTGAAGAACGATGAACTTTGAACATCAAATTCAGAAAAATCACCCTTAATCCTTTTATATAAAACGGTGTTATTGATTTGAGGACTAATTTTTAAAATCTCGATGATGTATTGACGATATTTGTCTAAGACATACTCATGATTTTTTTGAAAGGCATTAAAAAATGCTTGGTCTTTGTCCCACCAGTTACAAATTGTTTTATATGATAGGTTTAACTTTTCCGATACTTTTACTTTTGATAATCCTAGTTCCTTATACTCTTGCATTTTCTTATATTGTTGTATACTTAACATGTTTTCACCTCCTATAATTTATTTAGTACACAAACGTTTTTTCACTCCCTCATTAAGCATCACCTCCTTTAAGTTTTGCAGTTATTTTTGAACCAGTTTTAGAAAATGACTCAAATTTAGTCTTATTATAATAGAAAACGGCAGCATTTATAGCCACCGCATTGCATTAAAGTGCTTCAACATTATCTTGGAATTCGTTTAATTAGGATTTCTGTGTTATCCAATTAAAAAATATTTTGCTTTTGACGCATTTAACAAAAGTTAGTTTTTGCTTAGAAATACACATTGTTTTTTCTTCTTTCTTCCATTAATACTTCATTAGTTTTCATCATTTCATAATTTACCCATATTTATCTAGAAAAGCATATCTTTTCCCTATCTAGGTATGCTTTCCCTATTTAAGGCTACAATAAAAGTGATTATTGCAGTTATTTTTTGTCATTATCATCATTCACTATTTTAACTATATTAATTAGGGATAAAGTTGCATTTAAGCATAACTTTGCATCCAACTTTGTTGCTGTCTGTTTGTGAGTTAGATTATTAGCTAAGTTATTAGTTGCTTTTGCATATTTTCTCTTTTCATCATTTGCAGCACCTTTAAAATAATACTCAATATATCCTTCAAGCATTTTTGCTGAATCTGTAGGTGATATCTCACCTGGATAAGACGATGGATGGTGAAAATCTTCTATATAAACTTCTTTAGCAAGTAAAATAATCGTTTCCCTACATCGTAACCCAAACTGATTAAGATCTATTCTATCCGAAGCACTTGCTAATTCATTGGTTAATTGTGATACGGAATTATCAATTTTCTCCCAACCGGTTGGTTCGTATTTAATTAGATTTTCTGTGTCATATTCACTATCGTTTATAATACTAATAACACTATTGAATTTTTCATTAATGTATGTTCTTCTACCCTTATATGAATCAAGATTTGAACTATAAAAGTGATACCAATCCCATAATGAATTATATTTTAAAGGGTGTTCTAATAGTAATGTTGATAGTATTACTTCTATGTTTTGATGTAAAGTTTTATATTCCTCGTCACAGTCTTGTATTCGTGTGACACCAGTTCCAACATTAATCAAATATTCTTTTTCCATATTTAGTTTATCTAAAACACTACTTTTCGTTTCTTTTCCCCTTAACGCATCCCAATCAAGATGTTGTTCAATCAAAGGTTTTATCGTAACTTTCTCAAGAATATCAGCTTCATCATTAAATAATTTAGAGTATGTATCAAATATAACGCTTTCATGATTGGCTTTTTCTTCATCAGTTAATCGGTTAAAATCAGACAATTTAAGATATATAAAAAGTGTATAATACCATGTACCATGGTTCCAATTATCATATCCAGTATCTACTAATTCAGGAGTTGATTTTTTCAAAGCATCAACTGTTACAATATCTCCTGAACTTCTCAAAGTGGCAACCAACGAGGAAAAGAAACGTTTTTGGCTATCATCACTTATTCTCATCTAATAATTTTCTCCATAATAAGAACATACTCTTTATTCATTGTCTCAGTCATTTTATTATTTACAAGAATCTGTTCAGGGGTTCGTTTTGATGAAATTTTACGACTTAATTTCCCTTTTCTAGCATATCCCTTTAATTCTAAGTATTTTTCAGTGACACGAGTGAGGTTAATTTTTACTCTATTAACTGTTCTATGTCCAAGTGTCATAACAATATATTGATTAGAAACCCTTGCTGCCTCATCAAGAAAATCAAAATAATCAGCAAAGAAACGTATTACCTTTTTGTGTTTGTCCTTTGTTATTTTTTTCAGATAGGTTTCAATGAGTTTTTCACCATCTTCGTTAAGTTCCGACTTAGCGAAAGATCCGCCCATACTTGATGAATCTAATGCTTGACATGTATTTAACTCCCAACCATCAAATTCAATATCTTGTTTATCAATAAAAGATAAAGCAAGGTACGAAAATTGTCCGTAAGGAACCGTAGTTGCGTTTTCGCCGTAAGGTGGGGATGTTATAATAATATCAATTGAATTATCTTTTTCTTCTTTGATTAATTTCAAGGAGTCTCCCTTTTTTAAGGAAAAGTTTTGAAAATGATTTTGATAAAACACTTTCGAATTTTTTGTTTTGCTTAAAAAGTCTTTAATAATATTGTCCTTCAATGAGTCAATTTTAGTTTGTTCCTTAATATGTAATTTATATGTACTGCTTCTTGTGTTGCTATATCGCCTAATAATATCACAAAACATTACCCAAAAATATTGACGATTTTTTTTATTCTCAACTTCTTTAATCGCATATACAACCTTTGATAATGTATAAATTACATCTGGTCTAAACCATTTATCAGATTTATAAAACGAAAGAATTGGAAAATCATTATCTTGCTTTAGTATTGATTCTAGCAAAAGATAATCATTCTCGAATGAATCTTCATCGATTCCTTGTAGTTTTACAAGTGTAATTAAAGATGCCAATGGATTTATGTCGTAACCATAAACAGACACTGTTGAATCAATGTCTGCAGCTTCATATAAGGCGGTTCCAGAACCATGGAAAGGATCGAAAATTTTTAATTTTTTTCTTCCGTCAATAAGCCATGTTAAAACCTCTTTTTGTACCGGTGCAACCATAACGGCTGGATACAAAACAGTTCCGTGAATATCAAGTTTTTTCTTATAATTATCATAAGATATATCCAAATTCATCATTTTTCACTTCCTTAAGGTGTGTTTACTTTCCCATTACACGTTTGTAATTTTTCATTCCACAAGAAACAACCTTTGCAATACTTGTTTTTATGGTCTGGATCAACATCACAATGACGTTGATATTTCCCCGTCTTAATTGTGTTTTCATGCTTTGCTAATTCATTTCTAAAAGCATTTCTATCTTCATCTGAAATGGGAATCTTAGTAGGTTTGGTTTCATTAACATCGTATGATTCTATGTATGAAATGCGCTCTTTTTTCATACTTTCATATCCTAGAACATACAGCATTAACTGGTTTTTTATCTGTGCTTGGCTCAAAACAGATTTATCAGATTTGAAGTCAACAATTGTTAATTCATTATTTACATCATCTCTAATTAAATCAATTTTACCATCAATAAAGAAATAATCCGAGAACTTATAGTCAATTCTCTTTTCAGAAAAAAGTATGTTTTTAAATCTTGATTTATTATTAATGATATAAGCTCTAATTTTTGCAAAAGCCTTTTTCTTCTCTGCATCAATTAATTTTATAGATGCATAAGGCAAGTGTATAAATCTTTCTACAATTTTCCAAATTTGATTGTCATCATCTAAATCTAAATGTTGCCAGTTTTTGTGAATATAATCAAGCATACTATGAATTGATTGCCCATATCCCATACGAATATCAAGAGGTTGATACAATCCAAAAACATTAGACAATTTAAACTTATAACCACATTCAAATAAATCCTTAAGCAAACTAAAGTTTAAAGTGATAATATCGTCGTTTGAGTATTTAGCAATTGAAGACTTTTCATAAGTGATATCAGTACATAGTGATGGTGTAACATATTCTGAATGCAAAGACTGTGTAAATTGAACAGCTTCCTTATCCCATATAGTTTTTCCAGTATCTGAAACCCCTGGAGAGCGTGTCATAAATAAATATTTTTCAGCTCTAGTCATCCCTACGTAAAACACTCTGTGTTTTGATTCAATATCATTGTATTCTTCTTTTACTGACGGTTTATTAATAATTGACCATGCGGTTATTCCGCCACCGCCACGTGTTAATGGGAAAATAGAATCTTTAGTTAAGTATGGTAAAAACACAACAGGAAACTCCAAACCTTTTGCTTGGTGGTATGTCATAATTCTTAAAGTTTTAACTAGATTAAATTTTGGTGATAACCAACCTTCTGGGTACATATTTTTAGCATCCTGAATTAAAAACTCTTGAAATTTAGTTAATCTTTCGAGAGGAAAAGTTTTTAAAAATATCTTTTCGAAATCATTAATCATTTCTGTGAATTTGCCAATATTATAATAGACCTTATCATCAAGCTTTGCAGACATCGCCCCTAATCCAAACAATAAATTATGGAGATTTTGTTGAATAGTGTATTCATAGCCCTTGTTAGGATTTGCGACAGCATCTAGGAAAAAATCTCTAAAACTAATTAATGAATCATTTATCAGTTCATCATCAACAGGTAAGACAGCTTGCCATAGTTCAATTACTTCTCTTGGCGCTTTAGGCATCGCTCTTTTTATTGTGTCTATGATTGTTACATTATTGGTTTTTAAAATGTTTAAATTATTGAAAATAATTTTATCGAACGTTTCAGAAATAGCGATTATTTCAGGTGTTTCAAACAAATTTTGTGTCCCTTCTACGATGAATGGTATTTTCGATGTGTTAAGTTTGTTTATAAGTGAATCAACTTTTCTTACAGAACTAACAAGTATAACTATATCATCATACCCTAGTCCCCATTCTTTGTTTTTTTGTGTGAACTTATTTCCTACAATTTGATTTATCTTGTCAACTATAAACTGGTTTTCTTCCTCACGAGAATTAAAACGAATACCTAAAATGTCTCCTTTTTCATAGTTTTGATTTTTAGCACTTTCCATCTTCTTTAAAAGACGCTTTTTATTATTAGTAATGAGCGTTTCTGCTGTTGCTGTTATACCTTCGCTACTTCTAAAGTTTTTAGATAACTCAACTGATTCAACATTATCATATCTTGTCGAAAAATCCTTAATATATTTTAAGCGAGAGCCTCGCCATTCATAAATTGTTTGGTCATCATCTCCAACAACAGTAATTGTTGTTCCATAATCATAAAAATATCTTATGATTTCTTCCTGGGCTTCATTGACATCTTGATACTCGTCAATGATAAGGTGTTTAATATTTTTTATATAATTATCGAAATATTTGTTTTTAAAATACTCTAAAGCTGTTATTTGGATTGATGTAAAGTCAAAATATTTGTCACTAACGAGCGACAAAGAGTACTTGGCAACCCACTCCTCAAGTTGGGGATTATCAAATTTAGATACTCCGTATTCACGAGAAATGTCCAAAAATTGCTTGTATGCGGAAACTCTATCACTAAATTGTTCCCAATTGGAATAAGATTTTCCAACCAATGGCTTCGGTATCGGATTATTTTTAACGTAATATTGACACTCGTTTAGTCCGTTTGTCCAACGTTTAGATTTAATGTGGAGCTTAGATTGAATTTCATTTAATATATCATAATTTTTAAAATCTGATGTGTATTCTTGTAACATAAATAAACAGTATCCATGTATTGTGCCAACATACAAATCAGCTAATCCTTCTAAAGTATCTAGTGCCTTCTCATATTCTTGATATATTCTTTGTTTAAGTGAAGCCGCTGCTTTTTCAGTATAAGTTATTGCTACTACTTCTGAAGGTTTTACTCCAGATAAAATTAAATAAATGATTCGTGCAACAATTGTTGATGTTTTCCCCGATCCAGCACATGCAATTATTTGAACATTTTTATCTATAGTTTTAATAGCGGTCTGTTGTTCAGTCGTAAATTTTTGTTCATTTAGATATAGCTGATATTCATCTAACGTTTTCATATGACTAACTCCTTTATGATTTGATACATTTTATCTGTATTTATCTGTGTTTTAAACTCAACATTTACTCCATCTTTTTTTAACTGTTCGAAAAAAACTTCTGCACATTTGATTTTAAACAATTCGTCAACAGGAATATCATCGGGATTGTCATATCCTTTTGCCTCAATAACAAGATTGACTTCTGATACTTTGCCAGACTTCTTAACAATATACATGAAATCTGGGCTATAAGTTCCACCATTGATAACCGGAATTCTGATACTACTCTTAGGAATTTTGCCAAATACTTCCACTCCATCAACATCTGATTGAATGTTTTCTTTTTCAATTTTTGAATCATACACACAAAGATTATAAAGATAATTTGCTGGTGGCGTTGAATGTCTATCATATAATCGACCCAATAAGCCTTGTGTAATAGTTTTACGTGGATTCCAATTTTTGTCATTGATGCTCGTATCACTAGGTTCCAAACCCATCTTTTCATATTTGAACTTACCAAATAAAATATTCTTTTTCCATTTAATAATTTTTTCTATAAAATATTGCAGTGATGCTCTATTGAATAGCGATTCTTTAAAAACATTAGTTTTTGAGTATTCAACAAATGCATTATGAATCAGCTTAAGTGGAATTGAAGTTGCTTTGTTTACTCGCAGAATAAACTCATTATACTTCATGATTTCTTCGGTAGAATAAACTCTTTGGACTCCTTCTTGAATAGTAGCCTCTTCAAGTAGGTCAAATGCCACAATCTGTGTCGTTGCAACAACTTCGATTTTCTTTTCAATACTTTCTTTAAGAATGTTAAGCAGTGCTTCACTAATGTGGTTTTCATCAATCGGTTGATAAGTAATATAGTATTTAGTATTAAGTGATTTCCAGAGACCTTTTAATTTGGCGTAGTTATTTTTATCTATTTTTACATCCTGCATTTGTGATTTAGGAGGAGTTATTACAACCTTACCACTAGCAAGTCCAGTGGTCAGATCTGGATATAAAGCAAAGAGATCATCTCTTTTTTCTGTGTTCACAACCAAGTCATCATTTATAAAATCATTATCCACTAAAAAACCAACAAAAGAGTGGTAATTTGAAAATCCATTTTCTATTGCAACTTTTTTAAGAACTTCGCTAGAAAGAATAACTTGTTCATTAAGTTCTCCATTTATCTCATCTATAAGTTTTTGAGCAAAATCTTTCTCTGTATAATCAACTATATAATTAAGATAAAATTGTTCATTGGAAACTCTCGAAAATGAACTATTTACTGGCAATCTCAAACCACGTCCTACTTCTTGAATTTTAGATATTTCGCTTCCACTTGATCTAATTTTAGTTATGGTAAAAACATTTGGATTATCCCAACCTTCTTTTAAAGTCCACTTCGAAAAGATAAAGCGAAAAGTATTATATTTCCCATTAATCTTAAGAGAAATCGTTTCTTCTTTCTTTTTCAAAATTCGTTCGATTTCATCTTCATATTCTTTATCGTTATTATCCCGTGAAAAATAACCACCATGGGTTGCATTAATATCTTTAAGAGATTCTTCCAAATATTTTTTATATTCTACTTCTCTCGGAATATCATAGTCAATTCTAGTTATTTCATCCTTAATTTTTTCTTTAAGTGCTTGTTCAAAATAATCTTTTAAATAGGCTCTTTTCTCATCAGATTCACGGTATGAAGAAATATCATCAATAAAGAATAATGCAATTGTCTTAATTTGATCACGTCTAATAAAATTAGTTTTTTCGGTTTTAAAATGTGAATCTAACGCAACATCAATCATACTTTCTTGGTAAGATTTGTCATAAATATCTGCAAACAACTCTTCTCCTACATTAAGGACATACCCATTTGATAACTCGACAAACGTTTTTCCGATACCTTCAATCAACAAACCAGCAAATGCTGTGTAAGCTGTGCCAAGTGAATCTCCTTTTTTAAAATCTGGTTTCTCACTTTTTCTTCCGTTTTGATTTAATTCAAAAATAGCAGAAGTTTTGTTTTGAACCGATTTAAGTTTAATTTTTACATTAGAACCATTTGGGGTTTCCAGCGGCGTTATGCTAACACCCTTAATTAAATTTTGATTAAATGAATCACAACTACCTAGGTTGTAGATTAAGTTGTGATAGTCTTTCTTACCGCCTTTTAAATCAGGAAAAGTTGCACCAAAGCGTATAATTGCTTGTGGTTTTATTCTTTCTTGTATAAATTTAAAAGTTTTGGAATCTTTAGTAAATCGATGAGGTTCATCTATAATTATAAAAGGATTCGTTGCTTTAAGCGCTTCAACTGGACTAAAATATCCCTCTACTCCGCTTGAATAATTCTTAGTTATTGACGCTTGAGATACAAGATTATTTATTATTAAAACACTAATTTGATTTTTAATAAGTCCTGATGCGGAAACAAATTCTCTTACTGCATTAGGAAAAACATCTTTTTTGTTTTTCTTTGCATCAAGAACTAATAAGTCTATCTCTGATCCATATAACTCTCTAAAATGTCTTCTTGTTTCTTCCGAATTAATAAAATTACTAGTACCAATCTTAATGGCTATTGAGGGTACTAGAATGATAAATTTATTGATTCCGTAGTTTTGATGTAACTCAAAAATTGACTGAGTATAGACATACGTCTTCCCTGTCCCTGTTTCCATCTTTATGTCAAGATTTAAGTACTTATCGACATTAATAACATTATCCAATTTATAAGGAACTTTATTTTTTAATTCAATAAGATTTTTTGTTAGATTAATAGATTGTAAATCTATTGTTGGATTCATAAACGAATACTGTGCTTTTACAAATTGTACATCACGAAATACATTGTTAAGTGCAATAACAGCTTTCTGTTGATGTATAAGTCCTTTTTCTAGTACTAATCCCATACCTAATACCTCACCATAATATCGAGAGTTATATGTTTAATACCTTCAACTTGTTTTAAATTATCTTTTATAGATTGTATTTCGCTCATAGTAAATGAATATCCAAAAAGAACTATTCGTTTGCAAACAAAATCATCATCTTCAAATTTTTCAAGTAATTCTTTAACGGCTTGATTTGATATGTTTGGATATATTAAATATATAGTTTCTTCAATTTTATATGCTATATATTCAGTGAGTTTAATTTCCTGAGGTTCTTTAGACAAACCATACCCATCAATGTTTTTCCACGTAGTAAGAACAGAATCAGATCCAAACTCACTCAGTATACCGCTATCGCTAAACAAAACGTTTGGATTAAACCTTTCTAATTTGTTAAGTTGATTGCTTGTTATAGACTTTATTGAAAAATGTTTAAATCCAAGTTCTAATTTGCTAGAGAATATATCATTTGAATTTTTAATATTTGCGATTACTCTATTTATTCTTTCCATACCAACATAATCCAAACTGTGTGGTTTAGAAATATTATCGCAAACTTCTATAGCGTTTTTTATTATAGCTTTAGCTTCGGCACCACTTGCATTAGTATAAGCATCATCTAAATCTTCAGGCAATTGAACTATAATAAATTGTCGATTACCACCATCTTCATGATTGAGCTGCAAAACCGCATCAGCAGTTGTTGCTGAGCCTCCAAAAAAATCAACAACAAGTGCGTTTTTATCATCAATTAAAGTTAAAAATGATTTAATCAATCCAATAGGTTTAGGATTTGAAAAAACCTTCTTTCCATTAAATAGTTTTTTTAAGTATGTCCCCGCCGATGTTGTTTTATAATCAAGTTTAACGTTTGCTTCTACGTTATTAACAACTCCTACATATTCCCTATTAGATAAAACGCTTTTCATTCGTATTGTCGTGCTCATGTTTTTCTCATATATTTTTCCATTTTTAAATTCCAAACTATTTGAATTAAATAATTCAATAAATTTATCTTTTGTATAAGTATTTTCAACAAATATGTTATTCATTTGAGAAACATACCTGTCATATCCTTGGCTAATTAATTTTTCATTTTTTAATAACACATCACTTTCTTGTTCGACTACCAATTCCCTGCTTTCCTCTTTAAAATAAACACTATAATGTTTAGGAGAATTAAAATTTTCAACAACTCTATTAAAGTCATTTTCTCCCACTAATACTCTTTTGCCACTATTGTGTACAAAGTTTCCATCTTCATCTTCATCTAAATCACTAATATTTTTAGGAATATTTTCAATGAAGTAACTAGATTCATCTTCTTTGGATCTAGCATATACCAAACAATAGTCATTACTAATTGAAATATGTTTAGAATTTTTTCTTCCTTTGGGATTATTTTCAACTGAAAGCATTGCGACAAAGTTGTTTTCACCAAAAATATCATCCATTAGCAATTTTAAATTTGCAACTTCTTTTTCATCGATTGAAACAAATATGGCCCCATTAGGGTGTAAAATATCTTTTGCTAAATATAACCTAGGATACATGAAAGTTAACCAAGCAGAATGACTTGAATTTCCTGAACTAGTCATTTCTATAATTCTACTTGCATTTTCTTCAGTTATACCAAGTTTTTCTACTAAATCACTTTGGGAAAATGAGAAAGAATCATTATATACAAATCCATCTGAACCTGTATTATAAGGAGGATCTATATAAACAATTTTAGCTTTTTTCCAATATGATTTCAATAAATGCTTTAATGCATGAAGATTATCTCCAGATATGTATATGTTTTCACTGCTAAAATTTCCTTCTTTTTGATTGTGCTCTATATCTGGGACCAAAACCGTTTCTGTATCAAGCGATGCCAGTAGTTTTGCATAAGATTTTCCCAAAAAATTTAATTCATATCCTTCTTTATTTATTTTAATTTCAGAAAGTTGATTTTTTATATATTCCAAATCTACACTAGAGCCATGAAAAGCACCAGGAAAAATCTCTTTCATTTTATTTATTTTATCTTCTACGTAATTAATGTTCTTATTTGATTCGATAATATCTTTAATCATTTTTGCGCTCCCTTTCGTTCCAGTTTAAACAAAAAAACTATTTTTTATTCATTTACATTGTTTTTATAAAT